ACTACTCTTGCAATTTTACATCTATACTCATACATTATTATACTCCAAACGACGAACCACAACCACATGAACTTGTCTGCACTGGGTTTACTATCTTTAAATAACTACCGCCTAACTCATTGACATAATCTATTTGTGATCCAATAATATACATCTCTGCCAATGGGTCAACCAATAGAACATCCTCTATAGGGTTCGACCATTTAACGTGTTCAACACCATCATCTGTGGATAGACCCCAGATGTACTCAAACCCAGCGCAACCACCAGACTTGACTCCAAGTGTAACATGGCCCCCGTTTGAGACAGCGACCATGTAATCCTTTGCTGGTTGTGTTATCGTTATCATAATGTTATTTATGGTTTTGGTGGATAGTAATTTCCACAATTGTTATCCCATTTTTGTTGTTCATCCAGCATCAAGAACATATCAAAAAATTGTGAGAATAATTCCAATGGAACTTTATCCTCCTTCTCTGTCCTTGGAATACATGATGCACTCTTCACATCTGCCTGTGACTCAACAGGAGTGACCTCTGTCAAACACTGGTCCATACTAGGCAGCTTGGCAGTGTATTCTGTACCAGATACCATAGTAATAATCATTAGTGCTTTAAGCATTCTTCAAAGCCTCCTCATAGATTGCTGTTTTCACATTAATCACAGTCTCCAACCTTGAAATACGATTACGAACACAGGTTGGCACTGCACCACGAAACTTATCCCTATAGAAATCAACCTCTGAAGTTAGAGTCTTGAGCTTACGCATATTGAGCTTTCCCTTGCGCTCTTTGTCTCTATCAGGACTATTAGTCTCACCCATTTGCTTCTCCTTCCAATTCAGCAATTCTATCTTCCAACACAGCAATGGCAGTGTATAAATTACCTGTATCCTGTGGTTTCAGTCTTGTCTTCAAAAGTTCAACCTCTGTTTTTAGGATTGACTTGGTTATTATTGAAACCGAATCACTGTTAACTTGCATTATGCAGCATCCTTATATTTGTCATACCAATACTTAGAAGAGTTACGCAACTCATAATTCGCATCACGCACATATTCGAGCAGATCAGTGATGACGATAGCTTGTTTTCCACCCCACGCATCACTGCGGTCAGCAATCTGTTCAATAATCTCTTGAACGTAATTGATGGATGGGCATGTGTCACCCGGCACGTTAGGCGCAGATGCTTTTGCAACATCAATCTTCATACGTTTTTCAATTGTAGCAGCACTCGCTTTAGTCATTCAACAACTCCTCATTTGTTGTTTCTAATACAACATAATCACCAAAATAATCATCAAACGTCTTGACAAGATTCTTGTAGTCACTACGCATCATCTTTTTCCAGATTTCATTAGTCATATCACCACTTAGCCCAATGTCTCTGCCAATACTATCGACATAACCAATCAACGCATCTTCATTACCTTCTGGACCATCCAGATTGATAACAGATTCTATCCAATTTTCTTTTTTGCGAATCATCAGACTTCCTTCCAAACGAGTTCTTCTTTACCGACAAATTCATACTTCTTAGTTCCAACCAGCACCATATCACCGACACTGGTACTCCGGCAGAAGGGTCCACCGAACATCGGCGTCACTTCTTCATTGTTCCACCATGCATCGTTGATGCTGTTGGTCAACTTGAAAGCTTCTTCCATCTTCATCCGGTCACTCAAGGTCTTATCAACCTCGACCATCGCAACAGTCCGTGGTCCACCCTTCTCACCTTCCATTGGAGTGTGAATGACGGCAACCTTTTCTTTTGCGAAAGTTTTCATCAGAGCGTCAAACTTTTTGTTAGGCATAATATCCTTCCTCTGTGAAGTAACCAATTCCTTTCTTGGCGTCAATCTCACTAACATCTAACCAAGTGTAATCACCATTGTCCCACTTGACCTTGACCATATCAGGAGGGAAATCCTTGTTGATGATGACACGCCTGCCCCGGTATGACCGATTGACAACCTCACCATTCCACAAGGGGCCGTAACCACCGAAATCACCGATAATCTTTGTACCTAATTCCATAACGAACCTCTTTGTCATCATCACTATTATTATAGTACCATGTGGTACAGGGTTTGTCAAGGGAAAAATGACCCCTAGTAACCATACATGGGGCCGGTCCAACCCATAGTGTATCCACCATCAAGGACATTCCCACGAGCAAAGTTCCGAGCAGGAGCAGCCCAACCAGCAGGCAACAGGACATCACCAAGCTTGAACTTCTTGTCATTATCGACATTGACGACGAACGCCTTGACACCACCATTCCGTTCAATGACCTTGATGTATTTTTTACCAATGGTAAAATCAAGATTCTCAATGAATGCCTTGTTCATCTTTTTGCGAATACCAGTGTCAGGACGCATGAAGTTGGTGTAATCGTCAACCATTGCTTCCATCATGACCTTGACGCCCTCAATGACATCGTTTCCTTCGATCTTCTTCACTACACGAACAGCCATTTCAATAACCTCTTTTGTTTTCTCACTATAACTAACTATACCATGCGAAATAGGGTTTGTCAACTAAAATCGACTAGGAATCCAAGAAAAATTGACATCATCTAGCCATCGTTCTTCACCAGTTTTGACTGATCTGATAGGGGGGAATGTGGGTTTATGTGTCATAGATGTGACACCTGTGGGCAACTCTAGGACTTCCCAGAGTTCACCATGCTCACGAACACGGTTCTTGCCGTGGTTCGTCGTACCTGTAAGTCGAATAATCATATGAGCAAACTTCCTATATGCATCATCACTATACATAGTGTATCAGGTACATAGGAGATTGTCAAGTTATTTCTTTGCGTATCTGCCAGTTTTAGGTCGTTTTCTGCCCATTTTTGTTTTGAATCCAGCAGAACCCGGCAACTTGACGCCTCCTTTGACACCTTGTCCACCACCACCACCGACATTTCTTGCAGATGGTGCTTTGGTGATGCCTCGTAGTTGCATCTCATTAGCAATCCATGCCTTTGCAATATGGTTATTGACTTTATTTCGGACAAGCTTCTTGATTACCTTGTGGGTATACATTTCAATGTCGTCATCTGCTTTATTATTGTCAACGAGGACAAAACCCTGACGCCCAAATAACTGTTGGAATTTGCCTATGTTTGCTTGCACTTTATTCCAAGAATCAATTGCAACAGATTCTGTCACATTACGTTCTCGTTTTGCATTACGTTCCAGCGCAACATCAAGAGAGGTATTGACGAATATCATATAGCAATCATACCCCAGTGCTTGTAGTTTTGCTTTATAACCATTAATCTTAGCATAGTCATCACCAGTGCCATCAATGACAACACCAAGACGACCTTCAAGATAGTTGTCTCGCATCTTAGTGGTGGTCACCTTTGCACGGTCACGAACAACATCTCTCCGTTCTGTCTCACGCTCACCCCGCTCTGTATTCATCTGTAGGGTGAGGCCAGCCTTGTCCATCATAGTCTCAAATGCTGCATCAGAATTGACTACTCTTAGACCAGTTCCTCCTATGGAGTACCGGACAACGTATGATTTACCGCTGCCCGGTCCACCAGCAAGGAAGAAACATTTAAATATGTTGGGGTCTTGAAGACCTTCTTGGAGTTCGTGAAATGTTTTCATGTTGTCGTCCTATTAATTTTTGGTATCCTGCCATCTCTATAATGTATTTATCATCATCTGAAAGTGGAGCAAGTTCTGCGACTCTCCTTTCTTGAATTTGGAAGTTCATTTGCTTAATACGTTTTTTTCTGGATAACATCTTATCCTCCTTGTTTTTATGATGTGTTGTCATGGCAATAAAATTAATAGTCCTCCTTCTGTTTATCGGACGGTTGATCCGGAATCGTTAAGATGTGAATAAAAGTCTTCTGTGTCAAGCGTTGGGGGTGTAGGTTTATTCTCATACTCATGGCTTTCTGCTACTTCGTCTAACTCAACAGCAAGGTCATCTCTTACTACTGATAACACCATCTCATGCCGCATTTGACCAAAATCAAAATCATGTCTGATTTTTTTGATTAGAAATTCACCATTAAAAAAGAAATCATATTTTTCATTTTTTTCTGTTTTTGCGGCAGTCTGGGTAGGTAGGTTAAATTCTATCATGTCACCGGCATTTACCAATGTGTTTCCATGAACCTCTAGATTTGCAGTAATTCCAAGCTCCAGATGTGTAAGCATTGATTCTCTCAACTGTAACCATTTTTTTGTGTCTCCACCAACATATGGATAATTTCCATTTGCAGTGTGATGATAGTTGATTGTGCCTTGGTCAACTCCATCTGCATCATGAAATCTTGCTGTTGGAACTAGAAACGATTTAGCAGGGAAATCACTAATGCGACCAGACGGGACATCAAATCGAGGATTTGATGCTCGTTCAATAGGAGATGAATTTACGAGAGGGAAACTCTTTCCGGGTTTTCCTCCTGATAGAGAGTTTGCATGACTAATTTTTGAGAATGAGTCTAGATAGTTGAATTGTTGACGAGTTTGTTTTTTAGCAAACGTATCATATATTGTAAGATTTGAACCATATGCACCAAGTCGTTGACTCAACAAAGTATCGCCATTTCCAATAATTTGGTGACTTATAACAGTTCTCAAATTTTCAAACACATTAGCTGGTTTTGAACCCGCTATTGAAGTTGTATATTTCATTACAGGTGGATTTGCGTACATACTAGCAAGACTTCTGAAATGAAACCCCTTCAAGTCCTCATAAAACATATAGGGGGAGTTCAGACCATCTCTAGCAATAGCTTGTCTCTTTAACATATGAATTGCATGAATTGGTCTCACATTTGGAAACACAATCTTTTTTATACCTTCACTTGGTTCCACAAACAATTCTTTTGTGCAATCCAAATCAAACCTCATGATTTTTCTAAATAATTCTGAACATGTTCCCTCATAAGAACTGTTCAACTTTGTTCTCTCATTCTTTAACATTTCTGCACTTGCAAATTCTAATAGTACTGCTTGCTGACCATTACCAATATTGTCCCTAGTCTTCATAGAGGTTACAACAAGTACATTTTCACTAAAATCTATGACACCATTTTCTCCTGACATGCCGGGAGTTCTTAATTTCAGTTTTATAAATTCTTGCCCTATGATGGGGCCAATGGCAACGAGATTGACATGATCAGCAAGCAGAATATTTCCAGTGACAGCAGCATTTTCAATAGATTCAAAGAAAGTAATATGCATGACAGAGCCTAGCAAATCCACAACCAAACCAGTAGAGGTTGTGATACTTACCGCATCTACTTTAAAATCGCCTGCCTCTGATATTGTCTCTGAACTTGCCTTTGCCATTAAATAATACTTTCTTCCATTAGTTTTTCAAACTCTTCAATAAATACTGGTATATAAGATGGGTCCAGCAATCTAATTCGTGCCAAGTCTTCTTGTATTTTGTTCTCATATTCATAGTTAGTCACAGATGTAGCACTAAAGTCAGGTGTGGTATCTGTAGTTCCAATATCAATTGTTACAGCAGTGTCTCCAGATGTTTGTGCAATCTCATAATGGTGAATTTGATCTATAAGTTGAGTTGATGCACCTGCAACTGTAGGATACTTATCTTCCAAAAAAGATAACCATTGTGTATATGATTTTGGCCATTGATGATACCTATCTGTAACATTATTGACCAAAAGAATAATCCAATGCAACTCTGACTCACCATACAATTTATCAGCAAGGATTTCTGGCGTTTCACCATTCTTTACATCATAGGTGTCAAAAACCAAAGTGTTTTCTTGTATCTTCTGTCTCAAGGCAACTCTTCTTAGAAGATTGGTTACAACCTTGAAGTTATAATTACCAGTGGCATCATATACAATACTGGGAAAATTTGCAAAATACATTATTAGAAACCTTGTTGGATTAATGATTTGGTAATAGTCTGCATTTCTTTAAATGCTAGTGTCATAGTAATTCTGGTAGGTGAAGCACCTTTTCCAGCCGCAGCTGTGTGAAATGTCATTTTATCTCCACCATATGAAACGTCTATATTTTCCAAATAGCATTCTCCTATTCTATGCAAATACCCATTTTCTATTGCACCTGTATAGTATGCGATATCGTAGGTATTAGGAATGGTCATTTCAAGTCCCAACGAATCTGTGTAATCTGGTGCTGCATTTTCTCTAAAAAGTTGAATGATATTTTGTATTTCATCTGCCTCTTGTTGAGATGAAGGGGTAAATGTAAAACTGTAAGAGAAACTTCGTTTACCAATACCCTCAAAGACAACCTCCATTTTTGGAACTTTAACCTTTCCTCTTGCAATACCAACAGCAGCACCAGTGCCAGCAAAACCCGGCACTTGTTCTATTGCTGTTACAGCCAATCCTGTAACACCAACACGAAGTGCCTCCAAAGCTTTACCACCTATTTTTTTCATCTCATTAGTATCAAATCCGGTAAATCCTGCAATAACATCTGCACCAAGAGTCGCTCCAATCCCCATCTCTGTCTCATTATATTTTACATTATATGTTTGAGTAACTGTAGGTGGAAAATACAGTGCAACTGAGTGTTTTGTTCTAACTGTGGGTGCAAGTTTTTGAGTTAAGGATTTACCATCATGTGGTTTTCCCTTTGCACTTTTAGCAGCGGCAACAATGCGTTGAGTCTGCAACTGTCCTCCCTCAGTTGCTGGAGAATTGATGATTTGACCATCTGAGTCCACCTCTGTTTGACTTTGTGCTACTTTATTGATATCTTTTTTCGTAGACTGAGTAACCTTTGCAGCTTTCCTCTCTCTCACAAAAAACGAAATGAAATGGCTATTGCCTGTGGACCCAAGGTCTAATGGATACTGATACATATTCCCAGCATCGCCACTAGGCTTGCTACCACCAGCGTCATTAAATCTAAGTCCTGATGACCTGTTTAGTCCCAGTGCTGATTTAGATGCGCTTGTAGCAAGTCCAGCAAGACCTGATTGAACTTTATTTCTTAATGCAGTGAATACAGCCATGTCTAAATATTCCTTGTAATCATAAGTATTTATACATCATGGCATACAAAGGACAATATAAACCAACCAATCCCTCAAAATATAGGGGGAATGTTCACAATGTAATCTATCGTTCTCTATGGGAACGTAAGTTTATGGTTTACTGCGACAGAACCGTATCTGTGATTGAATGGGGCAGTGAAGAAATAGTTGTTCCATACAAGTCTCCTTGGGATGGTAGAATACATCGTTATTTTCCAGACTTCTATTGTAAAATAAAACAACACGATGGCACCATCAAAAAACTTGTCATTGAAGTCAAACCCAAGAAACAAACAAAACCCCCAAAAGAACCACAAAGAAAAACAAAAAGTTATCTCAATGAGATAAAGGCTTGGGGTGTGAATAGTGCCAAGTGGAAGTATGCCACAGAATGGTGTAACAACAATGGTATGGAATTTAAAATACTGACAGAGGACGATTTAGGTATTCGTTATAAATAATTAAATGGCACAGAGTAAATTTATTCAAAGCGTATTAGACGCTGCAAGAGCAGAATCGGGAACTAGTGGAGTAAAGTCTGTTAACTGGTTTCGGGAAAAGATACAAGATTTTGGGAAGCCGGGTCCACAACAGTTGTTACGAGATGGTAGAAGAACAAAAGGTGTGAACTTTGGGACTCTCAATATGTTTATATATTCCCCAAAGCATAAAAAAACACTACCATACTATGATACTTTTCCATTAGTTCTTCCCATTGGACCAGCTGCTGGTGGTTTCATGGGACTAAATTTTCACTATCTACCAATCCAAATGAGAATAAGACTTCTAGATAAAATTGTAGACGGAGGAGGTAGTTTAAATGTTGCAGCGCAGTCAGGGAAGGGTCCAAGATTAATTACTGATTATTCACAACTAAAAAGAATACCAATGGCAAAAGCAATTGTAAAACATTATCTAACTGGATATGTTAAATCTGATTTTCGTGCCATCACATCAGAAGAATTAATCGTTGCAGCACTATTACCAGTACAAAGATTCCAGAAAGGGTCTGCCCAAGCTGCATACCTAGACACGGCAAAAAGATATTAGGATAAGAAAATGGTAACAGCAATCGGTTCTTTTACAGACGCTCTCGCATTTGGTGCATTGAATGATATATTATCATTGTTTCATGAAGAAAATGCATATGGTAGACCAAACCAATATGAGGTTCAAATTCTACCACCACCCGGCAAGTTAGCTGGTCATAACTTTAGAGACATTTCACTGGCAGCAGAATCTGTCCTGATGCCCGGCAGAAGTGTGCAAACTCAACCAAAATCAGCTGATCAATTGTATGGACCAGTTAGGGAACTGGTTACAGGTCCAACATATGCTGATGAGGTAACAATGACTATTCAATCACCCAATGGGTTAGATGAAAGAATGATGCTTGAAAAATGGCAAGAATTAGCATTTAGCAATGATACATATGATGTAGCATATTATAATGAATATGTTGGAACTTTGAACATTCATTTGTTGGACATGAATAACAGAAAAACTTTTGGTCTGCAATTAATAGAGTGTTTTCCAAAAATTATTACTGGTTTAAGTCTTGCATATGGTCCAAATACAGAAATTACAAAGACCAATGTAGCATGGTCATTCAGAGAATGGAAAAACCTGATGTTAGATGGAGGAGGTCAGAGTCTTGGAGAGAAATTAGTTGACACGGCTACAAATACCGTCGAAAGAGCTATTACAGCAAATGTACCATCAGTTTTAAGAAAACTGTTTTGAAAATTATTATGAAGGATATAAAATTATGGCGTTACCAAAAATTGATACACCAAGCTATCAACTAGAACTACCATCTAACCAACAAGTTGTTAAATACAGACCCTTTCTAGTCAGAGAACAAAAAATCTTGATGCTGGCACAAGAGGCCGAAAATAAAGAAGACACCTATAACATGCTATCAGACATTGTTGGTGGATGCACTTTCAATAGTGTTGATATAAAAACTATGCCAATATTTGATTTTGAATATTTGTTTTTAAAGATTCGTTGCAAATCTGTTGGAGAAACTGTTGAACTTAGTATTCTGTGTCCTGACGATGAAGAAACCAGAGTCCCTGTTACAATAAACTTGGATGTTATTGATGTTCAAGTTGAAGATGATCACAATAATGTGATAGGGGTAAATGATAGCATTAAAATAATTATGCGACACCCAACAGTTGGTGATATCAAAAGTGTGGATGAAGCTGAAACACTGAATAATATAATGAAATTATTGAAGGTTTGCATTCATGAGATTCATGATGGCGACACTATTCACAGTATGATTGATGTTACGAATAAAGAGTTAGATGAGTTTGTTGATAGTCTATCTACAGAGGTGTTTGAAAAA